GCGGTGTTGTTGCGGGGATTCCGCGCATAGGGGACCAGCGTCTCCACCGGCATGTCGGTGACGATCATCAGTTACCCCGCAGATGTAGTGGAATTCGAGGACCGTCAACGCGATGGACGGATACCCAGCAGCTCAAGCGTCGCCGCGTCTTCGCGCCCCCCGCAGTAGCGGACCAAGGCTTCCCGGAACGGCTTGTCGCCGCCATTCGCCAAGGCGAAGAGCGTCATCGACGAGCAGAACTTCACGTCATCGGGCGAGCCGAAGATCTCGTGCAGCGTCTTGCCCGTAACGCCCAAGACGGCCTCGACGCACTCCTTCAGCCGCGGCCCCAGGATGGCGTGGCCCAGGTAGGCACGAGCCTCGGCGAGGTTCTCGATCCCGTAATGCTGGGCCATGGGCGACCGGCCGAGACCCCGAAGCTGCGGGAAGACGAACCACATCCAGTGGGTCTCCTTGCGCCCGGCGCGAAGCTCGCGGAGCACGGTCTCGATTACCGGCTCCTGTGCCATCACGAAGCGGTCGAGATCGAACATCTTGCCCCCGAAACACTGCTGATTATCGGCAGTCTAAGCACCTTCCGCGCGGGCCTACAAATCGCACCATCGGCTATCCGATTCAAAACAAAACGGAAAAACGAAACCCAGAAAAACACGAGAAATCCGGGCGGCGGCGGCAGCGCTACTCAGAACCCCGCAATGGGGCTCCTAGCCCCGCCCCCCTACGCAGCACTACGATTGCGCTGGGCACCGCGGAACACCGCTCCAGTCAGCATCAGTGCGATCAGACGCGCAGACTCCGTCAGGACGCGCGGATGCTGATCGGTCCAGGCGGCATACGCTTCGTCGCGGAGCATCTCGGTGGGCACAGAAGGTCCCCACAACTGTTCGATAGGGAATCGTGCCTTGCCGGTGCGCTTGAACACACCGCCACCGTAGCGCTTGATCACGAAGGCGGAGTGGAAGCTTTGCGCCTTGCCCCAGATCTTTGCGCGCACGCCGTAAGAGAACTGCTTCGCGCCGAAGAAGGACAGCGGAAGGTGACGGCCGGAACCGGAGGTCACGGTGGACATCGTAGCGGTCGTCGACGACTTGAAGCGCGTCGCGGCGTTGACGGCAGCGCGCGGGATTGACGACTGCTGGGCCAGCGCGCGGCGCATCTGCGTGAAGGACTTGCGGCCCTCCTTGTTCAGAGCCATCGAGAAGGCACGGCGGGCCTCGCTTTCGCCGAGACGGGTACACGCAGCTTCGAAGCGGATCCGCACATCGTCGGCTTCGAGAAGGCGAACCCGCATGGCTACCCTCCGATATGCAAAACGCCCGGAGAGTTATCTCCGGGCGCATTTGTGAGCTTTCAATATTGGAACTTTTAGCTGTGTCGCACCCGGTCGTCAATATGTTTTCGTCAATTATTTCAATGTGATGAATGGAGCGCTGCGGCGCGTACATCTGCGGACACGAGGGTATTCTTGTCGTGTGGATAACCCTCACCGCAGGTCTCCCGGTGCAGATGACGCGACAGATTGGCAGCACTCTGGCCTTCGGCCCCGCGACTGCGGATCATGTTCATCACTGCGGGAACTATTGCTGCTTTGCCCGCAGATACAGGTTCTTTGTGGACTGACCAGAAATTGCCCGCTCTTCGGTGACGAAAAGATCGGTCTTGGCCTTCACCAGGTCGGACAACTTCTTGTATCCGTAGACGCGGGAATCGAAGTCTGGCTTCAGCTTGTTCAGATATCGCCCAAAAGTCCCCAGATGAGCCCACCCGTCTTCATCGGACGATTGCTCCAGAGCATCGAGTACAAACCGCTCCGGAAAACTCGAGGTCGAACTCGCGCGAGCAACCTGCTTTCCCGGCCGCGAAGTCTTTTCTGCTTTCGCGTCCGATACCGCCTTGCGGGCGTCTGAGCCGCGAGGACGCAACACTTCCGTGAAGATGAACTTGTCACATGCGTTCCGGAATGCGTCGGGCGTTTTCTGCTCACCAAACCCCAGAACGCGCACTCCCTCCTCGCGCAGACGCGTCGCGAGACCCGTGAAATCGCTGTCGCTCGTGACGAGGCAGAACCCATCAAACTTGCCGGTGTAGAGCAGATCCATTGCGTCGATGATGAGCGTGCTGTCCGTTGCGTTCTTTCCGGTGGTATAGGCAAACTGCTGCACGGGCTTGATAGCGAACTTCTGCAGTGTGCCTTTCCACGACGAGCTCCGTGATGACGTGAAGTCGCCGTAGATCCGCTTCACGATAGCCTCTCCGTGACTGGCGACTTCCGCCAGGATCCCCTCGATGACCGACGCTTGCGCATTGTCGGCGTCGATCAAAACCGCCAGTCTGGCTGTCGACCCTTCGGGATCTGCTTTTCCGATGTTCTTTGGAGTTCTCATCTCTGAATCTAGCCCATTGCTCTTTCAGCAGTTCAACACACCACAGCACCGAGATCAATTCGCTCTCCAGACAGGATTACAGAGAATCGCTCAAGATAAAGCGAGAGACCGGAACCGACCTCAAATCGTCACCGATCTCGCGCGCAAGTCACAATCGGAACAATCTCACGAGTGCATTCAACGCCACCCTCAGATTTCCGATGTCCTCCTCCGGCCAGTGCATGGCGTCCTCGTCCGTGCAGATCACGCGATAGACGAGCAGGGTCGGTCGGCGGCCCGACGACATCCGCTGCTCCCGGTCGCAGGCATCGAGGGCCGAGGTGGCTTCGGCAAAGCGCCGCTTCAGCTTGTCGATCACTTCGAGCACCGGCTCGCTCGGGCTCGCCCCGAAGATCCCCTCGTTGATCAGCAGGCCCGACACCGAGCTGGGACTCGGCATCGGCAGGCCGATCATCACGTTGTGCTTGTGGTAGAGATCGGCGAAGGCCACACCGGCCTGGTATTGCAGGTCGCTGATGAGCTCCCGGAAGGCCAGGCGTCCGAGCGCCGTGCCGAGCCTCTCGTCCTTCGCCTGCTTCGCCGTGACGCCGAAGTGGCGCTTTCGGGCATCGAGCACCGTCGACATGGCTTCGCGCTCGGTTTCCTCGCGCATGCGTTTGCCACAGGGATACCCTCTCACCCGATGCGGCGCGACCCGCCCCTCTGCGATGACGGCAGCCTGATCAGCGTCGCCATCGCGTTGGCGAGATTCTCCGACACGGGCTCGCCGTCGATCTCCTGCTCGAGGAACCAGGTGACGAGGTTCTCCTTCTTTGCCTGCGCCCGGTCCGACATCTGGAACGCGCCGATCGCCGCCTGCATGAGTTCGAGATAGGGCGTGGTGTAGGCCCCATCGATCCCGCCGGGCGAAGGCGGGAGGTCCGGCCAGATGGCCTTCACCGCAAAGCGCGGCACGCGGATGTCGATGAATTCCCCGTCGCGGAATTCGAGGCCCTCCTGCAAGCCGAAGCGCCCCTCGCGCCAATGATGGGGAAGGATCGCCTCGTGATGGCCCGAATGGAAATCCCAGCTGGATGACCCGGAGGCATAACGCTCGTGGCGCTGCTTCGACAGCCTGCCCTTCGCATGAAGATCGCCATCCTTCAGGGAGATCAGGAGTTCCCTTCTGGCAATCTCCTGGGCCTGCTGCACCGGATCGCCGCTTCTGTACCACTGTGGTGCTACGCCCTGCCCATCCGATGGCGGCGTGCCCGCCAGTTCGATCTGCCGCAGGATCAGCCGCGCCACGTGCAGCCGGGCCTCGCGAAAGCTCCACTGGTGGCGGTCCAGATCTTCAATGAACATGGAAATCTCCCAGGCTGATTAGAAAGAACATACTGGGAACATTTGAACGGTTCAACCCTCTGTTCCGCGACGAGGGTTGACCCCTTGACCCGCCCGGCATTCCCGAAGCTTCACCCCTTCGAACGTAGCGGCGCCCTCGGTGGATTTGGCAGAAACGCGTGCATGCCAAACGCCCTCGACCCCAACCGCATGTCGCCTGGCGAACGCCTCGCCGAACTCGGCCGCCTCCTCGCGGCCGGGCTGATCCGTCTAAACGCCAATAAGTCCAGCGGCTTATCTGCTGACCGTGGAGAAACTTCCGTCGACTTGTCGCCCCCACAGAGCGGTCATGCAACCCGCAACGCAAAAGGCATGACACGATGAATGACCCTGTGCTAGCGCGGCTCGTCGCGCTGAAAACCACCCCGACGCCACAACTCAAGGAGCAGTGGCGACAACTGTTCGAAGGCGAGCCCCCGGCATTCAACCGGCGTTATCTCGAAAGCCGCCTGGCCTACCGGATCCAGGAACTGGCCTATGGCGGCCTCAAACCCGAGACGGTGCGGCGGCTGGAAAAGCTCGGCGAGGAACTGGACGGCGGCCGCGTCGATGTGCGCAAGCGCCCCGCCAATGACAGGCCGATCTCCGGCACGCGCCTCATCCGCGACTACCAGGGTGTCGAGCACTGCGTGACGGTGCGTGACAACGACTTCGAGTATCAGGGCCGCCCCTACAAGTCTCTTTCAGCCATCGCCCGCGCCATCACCGGCACGCAGTGGAACGGGCTGGCATTCTTTGGGCTCAAGTCTGGGAGGCGCACATGAGCAAGCCTGCCACCCGCAAACTGCGCTGCGCGGTCTACACCCGCAAATCCTCCGAGGAAGGGCTCGAGCAGGAGTTCAACAGCCTCGACGCGCAACGCGAGGCCTGCGAGGCCTATATCGCCAGCCAGCGTTCCGAGGGATGGGTGCTGATCCGGGATCAATATGACGATGGTGGCATCTCCGGCGGCACGCTGGAGCGCCCTGCCCTGCAGCGTCTCTTGTCCGACATCGATGACGGGCTCGTTGACGTTGTGGTGGTCTACAAGATCGACCGCCTGTCGCGTTCGTTGATGGACTTTTCCAAGCTGGTCGAGGTGTTCGACCGCAACAACGTCACTTTTGTATCAGTCACCCAGTCCTTCAACACCACCACCTCCATGGGGCGCCTGACCCTCAATATCCTCCTGTCCTTCGCCCAGTTCGAGCGCGAGGTAACAGCGGAGCGCATCCGGGACAAAGTCAAGGCAAGCCGGATGAAGGGCATCTTCATGGGCGGCAACCCGCCCTACGGCTACAAGCCGAAGGACCGGAAACTGGTGATCGATGAGGAGGAAGCGAAGAATGTGCGCTGGATCTTCTCCCGTTTCCTCGAGATTGGCTCCGCCACGGAAATGGCACGGGAAGCCACCAGGCGCGGCATCTGTACACCTCGTGGTAACGCCATGAGCAAGAACTTCCTGTATCGGATACTGAACAACCGTGTTTACATCGGAGAAGCGGTGCACAAGGGCACTGGCTACGCCGGTGAGCACCAGCGTCTGATCGACCAGAAGACCTGGAACCGGGTTCACGCCATTCTGCAGGAAAGCCCCCGCCTCCGCGCCAACAACACCCGTACCGAGACGCCCGCCCTGCTTAAGGGCCTGCTCTACGGCGAGGATGGCGCCGCCTTCTCTCCCACCCACACCCGCAAGGGCGACAGGCTCTACCGCTATTATGTAAGCCAGACGGTCCTGAAACATGGCGCGGGACATTGCCCAGTAGCGCGTGTGCCCGCCGCGGAAATCGAGGCCGCTGTCATTGACCAGATTCGCGGCATGCTGCGCGCGCCGGAGGTGGTCGTG